ATACCGCCCAATAATAACGAACCAAGAGCTTGCTTTCTAGACTGCTCAGAGGTGTCAGGATAAATTTGTTCCAGTAAATCCCCATATTTTGGGTCGTTATACAATTCAAGTAATGAAGGATTCCTAGACGATTGTTGAGGAAGAGTACTACGATTCCCAGACGATTGTTTAGGAACAGCATTACGATTCGCTCTCATCAATCGAGAAAACTCTGAACCTGTCATGCTTCCAAAATCTATTGCCATTATCCGAATAGTCCTAGTTGTTTAGCCCCACCCGCAGCGGATAATCCTGCAAGACCATATCCAAATAATTGCTGAAAGGGAGATGGTTGTGTTGGGCTTGCCCCAAAAACGTTTGTCATACTGCTTGATGGTGCGCCTTGATATATATCAGAAAGAAAACTTAATCTTTGATAGGGTTCAAAATCTGCTTGTAAAATGTTCTGTCTCTGCGTATCAAGCTCTGCTTGCTTTTGTGCTTGCTCCGCAGTTCCGACATCAACCATAAATCCAAGTTCTTGTTGAGTAAGAGAAGGTAATGTTTGAGCTATAGAGCCTAAACCAGAGGCTAATACAGCTTGTCTTGCTTTTTCGTTTTCTGCAGCACCTAACGCACTTTGAAATCCTTGAGATCTTAACGTTGAGCTTATCTCTCCTAATTGTTTCAGAGTTGCTTCGTCAGCTAATCCAGCTCGTATATCTCTTCTGTTTCCAGAAAACGCACCTGCTGATATTGCGTCCGCTGCTAAAGTAGGGTCTAACATTTGTCTTTGACGGGTTAAATCATCGCTAACACGACCGATGACTTCATCTGTGTACGGATTCATATATTGTGAAATATCTGACGCAGTGATTGCATCTCCAGAGGCTCTATATTCTCTGGCTGCTTCTTGTAAAAACGGTAAAAAATCTCCCAGTCCACCTTCTAGCAAATCGTCAAAGGCACCCTTTTGTAATTGAGTCAAACCTGCATATTGATAATCTGGAGGGGTTAAAGGATCTTGCACTAATTCCTTTGCAGAATCCATTAACCCAAGTTTACGAGCCTCTACTTCAGGAGATTCTGAAACTATTTGGGTTGTAACAGCCATTATGCCATCCTCTCAAACTTATCCATCATACTATACATTGTACTGATACCTTTGTTAAGATTACCATTTCCTACGCCTTTAACAGCATCCCTTGTCATCACAAACTCTCCGTCCATGAGCATTGCAGGAACATCATCTTTTGTGCCTGAACCTTCCCCTGGTCCAATACCGCCTGTTCTTCTAGGGAAAGAAACCCCTCCTTTAGCAAATCTTTCAGCTAATTTTGGACTTATTTTCTGTTGAACAGCTTCAGGAAGTTTGGAAAATCCCTTATATTTATTAGGAACAGCCCCACCGTCTTCCATTGGTAGCATATTATTCATTAAAATATCTAATCCAGATGCAAACATGGGAGTATTTTTAGTTTCTGCAACACCACCTTTGGCTGCAAACATTGGTCTTCTTAGCAAATCTTGATTGTAGTAATCTTCGAAAGGCAGTACAAAATCTGTATCCTCCCTTTCAGGTCTTGAAACATCAATCATAAATCTTTCAGGGTTTTCAGCAAGTAGTTCTTCCCCTGTCAGAAAATCACCGTATTCTTCAAATTCTTCCTCTTCAGGATTCATCAAAAGTGCAGTGATCCCTGCTAACGGAAGAGCAGATCTTTGTAAAATAGAGGGAGTGTATTTTTCGGATAGAACTTCAAAAGCTTTTTCTGGTCCCAATTTTGCGCTTAAATCCGCGTACTCTTGACTATTTGTAATTGCTGAAGCATCTGGAGATCCTTGAAGTGGTTTAAAAATAGAAGGTTCTGTTAATTCTGCAACAGCGTCAGGAGACGTTTGTGTACTTTCTACTGATTCTTTAGACAATTCTTGAAAACTAGGGTCAAAATCTCCCCCGACTATAGGCGCATATTGTTTTGCACTGAAGGGATCTCCAAAGAATTGACCTCCTTGCGATAAGTCTTGTTTTATACCTTCCATGCCCCCACCAAGTCCACGGAACGCGGCTCCTGTTGCGCCACCAATCGCAGCATTTCTAACGGCATCGTCTAAATCATCTCCTCTGAGCAATGATCCAATGCCTGCACCCAGTGCGGTTGCTGCAATTGTTCCCATACCGGGGGCTAATATATTTAATGCAATTGGAAGTATGGTAGGAGCCTGTTCTACGAAAGCGTCCTTCACATCTTCAAGGGTATCACCAATTCTGTCGAAAATACTTGCCATTATGTTACTATCTTAACAGTTCCGCTATCATTATACAATGCTCCTGTTTCTAAACCAGAAGTAGATGTTGGTAAATCGGTCAACGTAATTTTTGTTCCACGCATCTCACCTGGATTTCTTTCTTGTGATATAAAAACCTCTAACGCCCTGATTAGGTCTGTCATGAAAGGTTCATTGTATTCATCAGGTGCAGTTGGTAGTCTTGGTGGAACATCACCTACGTTTGCCATTATCTTTTCCCATCTTGTCTTAAATCAATTCTGGGTGAACCAATCTTCCAACGAACACCAACAGCCGTAGAATCAACCCGAACTGCAAAAGACCTTCCTCTCAAGCGCATATTTAATATATTTGTAAATTGTTCTACAGGAGTAGTTGCTGTTCTTGTAGTATCTTTTGACTGAGTTTGTAAATAATTACCACCAGGGGCATTTCTTGCTTTTAGAGTTAGGCTCACAGTAGGAGCGTTTGAACTTGATCCCTCAAAAGTAAAGTCAGGAATAACTCGTCTTATTAAACTAAATTGTTCCCCATCTGCAATATCGATTTGACTTGATTCAATAAAAGAAGTCATTCCAGAACCATCATCGTCTTCGCCAAACTCATGGTTAAACAAGTAATTTGAACTTGCCGCTAAAGGATAAGTTCGTAGTCCACGGTCAATCCACGCTGTTCTACTAAGCGAACCAAAGTACCACACTTTTTCAAGATAATTATATACAACGTACTTATCATTTTCCCCTGTACCTCCGTTACCAATAGAGTTGGATAAAGAAGGATAGAACCAGAAAACCTCCCCCCACTGAGAATTTACTCCAGCTATTACTTTTTGTTGTTGCTCATAATCAAAATCTAAAAAAACCTTGTCTCTAACAGTGCAAGGAATTGCTTGGGTTTGACCTGCATATAAATAAAAGTTATCGTTGCCCATCCAGAATACAACGTCTTCCACTGCAACCGCTGACTGTGAAGAAGCGATTGTAGTATTAGACGCTAATTGCTGAATACCAAAAGTAAACGGAGGACCTATAAATCTCAACGAGTGTAAAGATGTGTCTGTATAGACAAGTATTTCTCTTTTTGTTTCTACCGCTTGAACAAATTTAGAACCAGAACCCATTCTTAGATCCCCAGCAGTATTTGTTGCTGTTGGATACCATACGAGAGGATTCTCTTGATCAGAAAAACGTATTAAAAGTGGGTCTTGTGTACCGTCACCATCATCGGCAGAACTACTGGTATTTATGCCATCACATCCAAAGGCAATTACATGACGATCAATGTCTGATACCATCACTTGTTTAGCAATTGTTGGAATACTTGTTTTTGTGCCTGATAAAGTATTTAATAAAACAGCCCGTGTATTTACGTTATTTGTTCTATCCCAATAATATATTGGACCATCTACGGGATTTATAATTAAGTCCTCTCCAAAATTATCATGTGACCATATTCTAAGCTCTGAAGAAGTAGTCACACTCGAAGCTGAACCCCAACCATCTGCGCCCCAACCTCCTGCGCCCCAACCAGTGCCACCTACTTGAGTGTCTAATCCAACATTTATCTGATAGGTTCCTACGACAGAACCTCCACCGTTGCCTGAGTCAGAACTATTTGCAGCAACAGCAGATGTTATCGTATAGGTATTCGCAGAAGGAACAGAAACTACTTGATACTCTATGTTTAGTACTGCTGCTGTGATAACACCCCCAAGAGAAGCAGCCCCCGAAAAAGTTACAAAGTCCTTTTCTTGTGCGCCATGAGATGCATCTGTAACTGTTATAGTTGTTGATCCGTTAGTTGCAGCAAAAGTTACATCTCCAGCAGATGTTGTTGAACGAATTGGGGTAATGTCATTATATTGCCCACCTTCTTCTATATAATATTTTAAATGCGTTCCAACACCTAAATAATTTGAGCCGTCTAAAGCTACCCAGTTGTGTAAACGTCTTGCAGTTCCAAGATAAGTACTAGAACTATACTTTATCCAACCACCTAACTTTTGAGGTAACCCAAAATTAAAGCGTATTTTATCACAATCAAACCACCCACCCTCATTAGAATATGAAGTGGTTTCTCTATTTATTCCGGGTCTAAACTGTAGTTTAGTTAAAGGCATATTTAACTCGTAGCACTAGGGTTTAGTGAACGACCTATTTCATACATATTAGTCCCATCACTTAAAAATACTAAGATATCTCTAGCACTCGCTGTAGTTGTTAAAGTTGGAACAGCGGATGCAAATTTATATATGCTGTTAAAACTAACAGTACGACTACCAGTGCCATCTTGTATTATTGTCAAAACATAAACACCCCCTGCAACTTGATTGGTAGCCGCACCTAGGGTTCTGTTATCCGCTATTGTTACCTTCGCAACTTGATTAGAGCTTGCATCCCAAGCAATCGTGCTTGCGTCTGTTAAAGTGGTTTCATTGAAATTCTGCGTTTTAGTAAACTCTTGGGCTGTTGCTAACAAAGCAGGAGTTTGACTGTTAAGAGTTCCTGTAATTGTTAAATTACGTATACCGCTAGTATCTTTGTTTGCGTCTACAATAATCGCTTTAGAGGCGGCTACCGTTCCTGCGGTAGTATCAACATAATTAAGCTCGGCTGTTGTAGCAGTTACACCGTCTAATAAATTAAGCTCTGTATTTGTAGAAGTTACACCATCTAATATGTTTAACTCCGCCGCAGTAGATGTTATTGCTGTACCGCCTAAACCAATGCTTAACAGGTTTGTAAAATCACTTACTGCCGCACCTGACCCCGCTCCATCTGCATAGATAATTTTCGCAGAACCTGTAGTAACACTTACATTGGCCCCTGATCCTTGGCTAAATGTGGCTGTTTGACCAGAACTGTTATAAACAAAATATAATTTATCTGATGTATTTGGAGATATTGTTATGGTATTTGTGCCACTTGGAGAACCACCTAATACTAAAACCTTAAACATACCATCGGACAAAGAACCATCACTAGTAGTTAAAGTATGTGTTGTACCTGATAAAGTTATTGCACCAACACCATTTAAAGCACGGTCAATTATATCAAAATTGGTGTTTGTTGTTGTACCCCATGTACCAGCTTGTTCACCTGTTGCGGGTTTTTCTATTCCCGTATTTGATGTATATGAACTTGCCATTATGCTGCTTCCTTTTTCCAATCAGGTGTTTGGTTTGGTGTAGATCCTGAGTAGTTTGGTGTTTGACTCGGTGAAACGTCACTGTAACCGGCAGTAACTCCTGTTGCTACGTTTGAATAATTTGGTGTCTGACTTACAGTAACTCCTGAATAATTTGGTGTCTGACTTACATCTATATCTTGATATATAAGTACAATACCAACTTTAGCTTCTATTGACAATCCTGTAAGACTTACAACACAAGATCCTGTAGAGGCTACAGTACCTATTTGACCTGTGATTTGCTGACCTGTAACAGCAACAGGAGTAATTAATTCTACGGAAGCATTACCAAGAGCCGTTGTTCCTGCCACACCTGTCACAGCAACTAAACTTGTGCCAGTTTCTTCTGTGTTACCTAAACCAGTAGTAACTGTATTGCCTGTAACTGGAACAACGATAGAGTTTAATATACTAACTGAACCAAGGCTAGAGGTAGCACTAACACCAGTAACTGCAAACTCGACAGATGTTATAACTGTCTCATCACCAAGGCTAGAGGTAGCACTTACTCCTGAAACAGATACTATGGCATTTTTTTCGGCTACAACCGTTGGAGTACCTAATGCTGTAGTCCCAGTTACCCCAGATGCTGTTACATTAGATGCGCCAGATAAAGTTAAAGTACCTACTGAAGTTGTAGCACTCACCCCTGTTACAGCTACAGTTACATTTTGTATTGCCGCAACAACTACATCACCAATACTACCACTTAATTGAGATGATGTTACATCAACAGGTGTTACTAACCCAATTGAGACATTACCCAATTCACCAGTGCCAAAAACTCCATTTAAAGAAACAAGACTTGCTCCCGTTGGAGTTACACTTCCAATAGCTGTTGTAGATTGGAAACCTGAAACACCAACTGAGATGTTTCCTTGAGTGGCTATTGATATGACACCAAGAGTAGCAGTACCAAAAACCCCTGTAACTGCTACAATCGGGTTTTGTGTTGTTACAACTGTTTCATCGCCAAGAGCAGTTGTAGCACTAACTCCTGTAACACTGAAAGATACGTTTTCTGTTGCTACAACCGTCTCATCGCCAAGAGCAGTTGTGCCGCTTACTCCTGTAACGCTAAAAGATACGTTTTCTGTGGTAGATACTGTTTCATCGCCAAGGGTAGATGTAGCACTAACACCTGTGACTGCGACTGATACATTTTCCGTTGCTACAACTGTTTCGTCCCCAAGAGTAGTAGTTCCACTTAACCCCGTGACTGCGACTGTTATATTTTGTGTTGCTACAACCGTCTCGTTGCCAAGAGTAGATGTTCCACTTAACCCCGTGACTGCGACTGTTATATTTTCGGTAGTTGATACTGTCTCGTCACCAAGAGCAGTGGTTCCACTAACTCCTGTGACTGCTACAGTCACATTTTCTGTTGCTACAACCGTTTCGTCACCAAGAGTAGATGTTCCAAGTACCCCTGTTACCGAGACATTTACACTGACAGAGCCTCCTGAGGCTGGTATAATTGGATAAAAACTATTACTTGATACTGTAGTAGTTTTGTAAAATCCGTTAGCTGAAACTAAAGGTGATGGCATTGTTTATTTCTTTATTAATTTTTATAAAGGATCAGGCCAGTTACTTATAGGGGCATTACCTGTAGGATTACCATTGCTGTCTACAGGAACATTCCATAGTGCTACAAATGCAGTATGATCTGCCGCATTCGTAATAGAAGTTTCAATGTTAGCACAAGATGTTCTTACAGCAGTACGGTAGGTTGTTACATTAGATGGTACTGCTGTATCTGTTTCTGCTTTACGCACTACATACCAATCTGTAGGTAATAGCAATGATTTCGCCATATTTTTTGTATTAGCTATCCAAGTTGTTTTTAGATCTACTACGTTTTTTGGGTTACTAGCAGAAGAATAAAACCTTTCATCATAAGGTGTAGGATCAGCTTCCCATGTAAGACCTACAGCTTTTTTCTCTGCATCTGTAGTGAGTGCCAACCAATTTGTAGGATATTGATTACCATTAGCATCCGTCCAGCTTCTTCCCGGATTAATTGTTTTTGTACCTAGCTTCCACGGCATTGTTTATCTCCTATCTTGCATTGGCATATTTAAACGGCATTTCAGCGAATGCCAAGTAGATGTAGTTATAAGTTGTTGTATTCATACCTGAAGCATTACGTAATTTAAAACCATTAGATAGTAAATCTATCTCAACACCAGAAGTATATTCTGTTAAATTATTATCGGATTGAAGTTGATTATTTGAAGGGTTTACTACACTTCTCGTAGAATCATGTATAAACCAATTCCCACCTGATGAATGTGTTTTTTTTGCAATTAAAAAAGCTGGTCTAAATCCGGTGTAAACAAACGATCCATCAGCAGAACCATTGCCAATGTATGACCCAATTTTACTGTAACCCTCAACTGAATGAAATACATAAGCAATAAAATTATCTGATGAAGCATTTGTTGCACCTACAGTGCCAACACTAAAAACAGTCGAAGTGGGTATTGTATTATTAAAATACGCACTGTTTGTAGTTCCTCCTATGGTTGTGCTTATCTCAAGAAATGGATTTCCAAGTAACGCAACTTGAGTGGGCCATTCCTTGCTACCATCATCTAAATTTTTTACTATTACAATGTCTGGTGCGCTAGTTAAACCGTGCGCTATTGTAGAGGCAGAGCCTGTCCCAGTATAGCTTATAATACTAAATCCAGCCTCTGTATTAGCCGATATTTTTGTAGCTGGTATTGTTCCTGCTAAACTAGCTGTAGAGGCACTACCATTAATCATAACAGAACCAGATGTAGGTGGGTTTCCTGCTCCTGCACTATTTGTTGCGCTTGGTGTGCCTCCTGCAAACCAGTTCCAAGAAACAAAAGACTCACTGCTAGTATTAACTTGTTCTAACGAGCCTACAGTAAACCCGTTTGCTCCAAACGCAGTTAGTCCTTCAGATTCAGTTGTTTCAGCGGAAGTATCGTCAATTTCAATTTGTTTTGTAACACCCCTAACAACGTCATATATAGCGTGGTTGTCTGCTGCATCACGATTTTTAATCCAAATCCAATCTGATTGAAACCCTACACCAGTAACTGCTTGACCCCCAGAGCCAATTGCAGTTCCATTACCTTCATAAAGCACCGTATTAAAGTAATCTTCTGGAATATCATCATGTAGCGGTGTGATGGATGGTTCTGAAAGGTTGGCTGTACACATCGCTAAAAACCCAGAGGGTACAGAATGATGAAAAGCCCCTATTCCATTTTCATCTGTATTCGTAGCAACTGTTTCGGTTCCTGCAAAAGTGCTGTCTTGACCAGAATTTAATGTGTAAACAGCATAATTACCACCTGACGTAGTTCCATTAATACAATAAATTAAATAATCCTCCGTAGCTAAAGTTGCTTCAGATATTGTGCCTTGACTTACCCCATTTTTAAAAAATTGTATTGTTCCTGCAACCCCATCAATAGCCATTCCTATAACATCACCAGAAGTATATGTAGCCCATGAAACCCCTTGGTTTACTTCAAACTTAAATACTGTTCCACCAAAGCTATAATACAAAGCAAAATCTTGAGCAGTCCCATATGCCCTACTTCCAGCATAAGAGCTTTTTGCTATCCCTATAGCAGTGCCATTACTTACTACTACTACTCGTACTTCACAATAGAACTTTTGCCCCTTTGTAGACATTGTACCAGCTAAAACGCCTAATTGTGCAACTGCTGATGTTGCATAAAGGCTACCCTCACTTAAAGTAAAATCATCTAAAATTAGAGGATTAAAGGTTGCAAAATTATTAGTCGGGCTATCGGGAACTACATCATGCGCTGATAAATTATTTGAAGTATAATGATGTGTATTACCACTTGTATCCGCACCAATAGTAGATGAAGAAGCTGTACCTGTGCCAGTTTGCTTAAACTGAAGCCTAAATCCATTTGTTCCAAATGTTAACCCACTTGTATTTTTAGCTATCCACACACCTGATTTAGTTTGTCCAAAACTGGTGGGTGCTAATTGTGTACCATCAATCAGATTAACCTCTGCAAGATAACCATCAAAATCTGAAGAGTCATCATATCCTATATGACCTATAGCGTGTTCAACTGTATGATTAACAAGAGTATTAGCGTTTTGACTTATAGCAGAATTTGCAAATGTATGGCTTGTGTCATTTGTTTGTTGAACACTATTAACATAAAATTTTAATCTGTTTGCATCTGCCCTTAATGGTGAGGATGCGTCTGCTTGTGTTGTATCAAACGCAACCACTATATGATACCAAGCCGATGGATCTCTAAAAACCGAACTTGATACTTGGCCTATGGAAGTACCACTACCCCTACCAAGATTAACACCACTTTCTCTAATATAGACTCTAAGAGTGTCATCTGTTTCAAAATAAATCATAGTTCTGCTAGTAGAGGCTGTTCCTGCCATAAACAAAACTTGTTGTGTTCCTAAAGTAGTTCTCTTAACCCATGCGCTCCATGTCCATATTTGCCTGTTTCCTGCGCTTGAAGGTGTTCTATTTAAATAGGTGTTAGAACCATCATCAAAACGCAAAGAGTTAGTCACATCAAAATTATAAAACTCTGTAGAACTACCAGCCACTATGTTAAATAAACTGCTCAATTAAAATTCCTTACTACGTATAAGTTTCAACAGCAATATTTGTTATATATAACTGCTCGATGTCTGTATCATTTGCAAAGTCAACTTTAAGAATAACAAATATAGAATTAAGTTCATCTCCACTAGCTGGAACAGTTGTTATGTTTGTTGTAACTGTCGTTGGTGATCCTGTATCTGTAGATGTAATTGTGAATGCACCATTTCCATGATCTGTTCCATCCGATTCACTGCTATCTCTGTGTATATAGTAAATAGTTCCAGATGCTGTTCCATAATTAGCACTTTTCGCGGCTGACATTGTTACTCGTAAATTATTAGAACCAGCTGTATAGGTCGGTGTTTGCAGTTCCAGTGGTAGCAAACCAAATTGATGTGAACCAACTGTGCCACTGTGTTGTACCACCAAACAGTCAACAGAAGAGATAGTGTCGTTGTAGCATAAAACCCCTCCTTTCAAACCCGTGTCGGACGCAAGCAACATAATAGGCTTTCCATCGTAGTCATTGTGTTCAAAATTTACGGTTGCTACAAGTGGATTTGCATTTGTATAGGTTTGTGATGCTTGCACCAATAAATTACTTGCCGTGGATTTATAATTAGAACCACCACAGTTTAGTTCTGGTGAAGATACAGATTCTCCAAAATTAGTTGGTGCTAAAACTAAAGCTGAAAGAAGGGTTGTGGAAAGACTTGCTGGAGATAGATTTGCTAATAAACCATTTACCCCAGTTACATTCGGCTCAAAATGTGAATAAGTGCTATGATTATAAAAAGAGTTATCACCAGTTAAAACACCTAGTCCGGGGATTGAAACAGTGGCTCCACTTGCTATAGTTACTTTTGATGTACTTTCAATACCGTGGTCACCAAAAGTTAATCCAGGAAAATTATCATTATTACTTCTTATAAAAAGTACTGCATTATCTATTAATGTTGGAGTTGCTATTGTTGCACTACTAAAATTAGCTATATGATAGCCATATGACGATGCTTTTTGGTATCTACCGCAGAAAATAGAACCAATGAAAAAATTGAAGTAATCACGAGTTGTCGAGTATGTAAATGCTCCTTGAAAAGCAGTAATAGCGGCCTGAACGGAATGAAGGTTTATATATAGATTTCCTCTGTTGCGGAAATATTTATAATTGTAAAGTGGACCCTCGACTAATGCACCTATTTTATAAGTTCTATCATTATCTGAACTACTGTAATAAGTATTACTGCCTATGCTGATATAAGAAAAATAAAGTCCGCTTGCAAACCAAGTACCGATTCCATTGTCGTTTGAAGAATGAGGGGTTCCATTTGTTGAGTTATCACCCATAAAACCAATACGTCCTAAATAACTTAATCCTGTGGCGATATGACATTTTCGCCAATCTTGAATTATTTTGCCAGCAGGCGCACTGCTACCACTAAACCAATAGGTCTGGTTTGCACTGCTACTTGACTTACTTCCATCCCACACCCACAAAGAAATTCCATTTTGTGTTGTCTCAGAATCCCACCCTGATGTGAGCAAAATTTCCAAAGAGGTACTCAAGAAAAAGTAATAGTGATAGTCAGTCGCATTCGTTGTGCTATCCCCTGACCAGTAATACGCTGATTTTAATTGATAAATATGTTTTGGTGTGCCTGATTGGCTTGAGCCATATTTTGCCTCAAGTCCCGCAAAAATAGGGTACATACCATTGTTATAATATGCCCTGAACTGAGATGAGCTATGCGAGTCATTAGCGTGAAAAGTTCTAAAAACTAAAGGCTGACTTGTTGAGTCTGGGTCAGGTTTAAAGTCAGCACAATCTGCACCAGACATAGCAAAAATGTCTACATTTGAATCATAGTTAGATGCCCAAGTTGTATTGCCAGAAATTGGTTTTGCGTAACTATAATTAGCTTCGCCGTAAAAATAAGAATCACCCAAATCATTGAATAATGTGCTAAAACTCAAACCCTTCAGTCTAATCTCATCTCCATTGCTCAACGAAACTCCATTTACCGTTGAATACGTTGAGCTAGACAAAGAATGAAAATTTAACAATGAAAAAGGAGCGGCATAAGTACCGTTTTGAGTAGAAGTGTCTGTAGTACCAGCACCTTGCGAACTTGCGTGTAAGAAGGGGTCACACCAATAAACTGTCATTAGGAACCCTCATCCCATTCAAGATATTTTTGATGAGCAGTTTCTAAAATCTGCCAAATTGGGATATTAGAACAATCCTCATAAACAACAATTTCGGTGTGGTTTTCGTCATTATTTTTGGGATTGCATAAAATAACTACTCTGGGATAATCAACATGATCGAAAAAAAAGTTTTCAAAATCCATAATTTATCCTGTGAGTACGAGAACCACATCGTTACCTATGCAATACGAATAATTGCGTTACTTGCATCTGCTGTTGGAAACTGAATGGTAAAAGTACCAGCAGTAGATGTTTTATTACTTGTAAAATCAAGCACTGCAACAGCTTTGTTACTATTTGTGCTATTATATATTAAAGCACCCATTGCAGTAATTGTAGCTGTGGTAAAACTAAGATCAACAAAATCAGTAAACGCTGTTGCAGTGCTACTAGAACTAGCAACAGAAGGGTCTACCCTAGTCAACGCTCCACCACCAGTGGCATAAGTACCGCTTGAAGCAACCTCACCTGTCGTGGTAAAAGCAGTTGTGTTAAAACCTAACGTAGCTGTGGTGCTTGATTTACCACCACTACTTTCTGCATATAAGGCTAGCTTAAAAGCATTCCCACCTGAATTTTTAAAATTGTGTACTCCTTCTAATAACTCTTTTTTAAAAGAGTTACACATTGCCGCCGCTATAGCCATTTATATTCTCCTTACAAGATCAGCCATTTCTTTTTGTCCGACTTTCGACATCCTATGTGCAATTGTAGCACGTTCTTCTCGTCTTGCCAATTCTATGTGATGATAGATAACTTTCTGCAAAGTATCTCTGAATACTTGAGCTTGCTCTTTAATTACAGGGGGTGCTGTATCAGATACTCGTATTAACTTATCCATAGCTAATTCGGTTAGTTGTTCACTACTCAACCCACCTTCATTAGAGGTCATTACATTCACGGACCCTATGAGAGTATCAGAATTAACGCTTATCACCTTTAGCCTCTTCTATATAAGTTACATTTGGTATGTCATGCCTACCTATTAAAACAGGGTCTATGTCTGTTGGTTCGGGTGGTGACATAGGTTTATTTTTAGATATATGTATTTTACCATCAACAACAGACTGTATTAAAGGATTATCTAATCTGTGATATCCATATAACTTTTCATTATCAGGAACATTACAGTCTAGTAAAGGAGAAGTAGAAGCTACTTCAATAAGTACACCTTTTTGTATTGCCATAGCGCACCAAAACTCTACACAGGCTCGTCCTGCTTCTGCAAAATGTAAGTTTTGTTTATAAGAAAAATCTACACCAAAAAGGTTTATCTTTTTTACTTTTGCATGAATAGCAAAAGCAATCGCATAAGCAACCGTATTGTTAAAGTAAGCAACTTTAACTGAGTTTATTACATCCTCTAATGGGTATTCTATAATCTCAGGTACTCTTTCATCTGTACAGCATGAGTAAATGGTACCTTTATCTTGTACTTCTAGTAAAAATTCTCTAGCAATATTTGTTTGTTTTCCTGCTTTTGTATCATCTAAAAATCTACTAGCAGGATCCATCATAAAACTTCTATCAACATGAAAAATTGCACCTATGCAATTAATCCCCCATACTTCATCATATTTAACAGAATTTATTCTAGTTAAAACAAACTCGGCAAAAGATCCACCTAATGCTACAATAGCTATTTCTTTATTTTTTAAAGCTTTCACGTTTTTCGCATTATCCTCAAACCTGTTCTATAGGCATCCGTATTCTCTGTAGCTTCCCCATAATTCTTCAAACGAGATAAAGCTTCTATAAACCTATCATTATAAATATTTAAAAACTCTGCCTCACCTTTCATAAAAATATAAGATTCAAACAAACTACCAAATAATAAAGCATCAGGAGCGTTTGTACCTAGCCAAGATGTGCCATCTGCTGTGGCTGTTATTGATTGGGGCCTATAGTAATAATGTAACTCAACAGAATAATTACTATTAGGAGTAGGACTAACAATAAAATTATCGACATCGAAGTAAGCATAGTATTTAGGAACACCCGTAGTGGCTGGATTTGGATTGTATTGTTGAACATAGTTAACATCTTTAAACAATAAAAATTCATTGTTGCTAGAATTTATAACAGATAAAGCTATAGAACCTAAATAATCGGTGGGTACAGCTAGAAATTTATTTCCATTTGTTAATGTCCCCGTGACATTTTTACGAAAATATTCTAACTCAACGAGTTTTAGTATTCTTTCTTCAGTGTTTTTTATAAAGACATCAAGATTATTAACAAAAGTTGTTTCATCATTCTCTGTCCAATCCTGTATGGCTTGTTTAAGTGTGGTGTACGTAAAACTCATTTTGCTATACTATCGTTATGTTTCCAACCATGCTACTATGAACCGTGCATTGATATACTAAAGAAGTATCAGAAGGCTCATGTGGCACAATAAATTGTGTTAGTCCAGTTGTAGAATTAAAATTGTCTGTTACACCTGTGGTAAAAGCAGAACCTCCGTTTGATGTTCTTATTTGCAAAGGATGGCTACTTACATAAGAAGTATTATCTATAAGATAAGTGTGACCTTTATAAAAAGTAAAATTAGGATTGTCTCCTGACGTTGCTCCAGGGCCTGAAAATTGATAAGCAGAACCAGTTGCGGCTGTCGTTGTATATTTAGTAACAGGCCCACTAGTTTCATCATTTAAACGCAACCAAGCACCACCATGAGCAAAGTACAACCCACCTGTTGCATGAACGTGAGCTACTGCTCCATGATATGTCGAAGCACTTGGTAAATCAGTTAAAGCAGCGTAATAAAAAACAATTTTATTAGCACCAGAACTTACATCTAAAAGACCATTAGCGTCTATAATATCAGTCAAAACGCTAGAACTGTTTCCTAATGCATTATATATTTCTGTAAAATTATCATTTATTTTATCTGCACCAGCACGAAGTGTATCGCCACTACCATCATTTGCACTTGAGCCAATTCCTACAGTTTGCTTTGCCATTTAACCCTCGTCAAAAGTTTTTGTAGCTGAATCAAGTGTAACACTTGTAGAATCGAAAGTCGATGCTGACGTTGACGGGGCTGTTGAGGTTATTGTCACTGTCCCAACACTCGTTGATAGGGCTGTGGTTTTATCAATTAGACTACCAATAATACCTTCGCCTACATTAGTGTATATTATAAAAGCAGTAAGTTCTACATCATTATCTGGCCTTGCGTCTCTTAAAGCTTGGGGGTCGTTTACTTTTCTAAAAGGACCAAGCTGCGGATGCTTAGACTCAAACTCATCGGGTCCAACTATAGCTCCGTTCCATTCTTTTTTCATATCTCTGTAATTATATCTAAAGCCTGATCTATCAGATATGAAGTATGCACGTTTTCCAGTGGCATACCTAGACATTAGTTTACTCTAAGATATTGATATTGTGGAGTAATATTGAAAGAAGACCTATCTCTATCTTCTGTTCGTGCTCGTTCAAACTCTTCTTCATAAACTGCTTTCAAAAGTTGAACTCTATCAGGAGCTTTCTTCATAGATAAATAATAGGCTAAACCAGCAGCAAGACAAGGATAAAACCTGAAAGGAACTTCTACTGTATTTTTCATCGTATCGGCATCTTCAATACGAGTAAGAGCATTGTATACAATTGTATCGGTACTGTTTTCTGGTGTAGGGTACATTTGAAGAGATGGGGTTATTTGTCTGTCAAGAAAAAATTGACTTGGCCTTCCTTGTGTTGATTTAGTAGGTATCCCAATTAATTCATCTCTGCTAATTCTATCTAGACTAAAATCAGTGTTACTTCTTCTTACAACGACTGAGAGAACATCAATAACATCAGTACCTAGGTTATAAGCATTTGTTCCTTGTGTTAAAGATAATGTTCTTTGTGCGATAGTCCACTGATTCAAACCCCTGTTTGCCCAATCAGCAAATAAAAGATTAAGGGATCTTTTAGCTGTTTTTAAATCATATCCTGTTCTTACCTCTAAACCACAACGCTCAAAGGCTTCTTCGATGTAATCATCTACAGCAAGTTCAAAATCAGTGGAACCAGAGGTAGTCATTTATTTCTTCTTTTTAGCCATGCGCTTCTTAGCAGCACCGCCACCGCGCATCATCATTGGGTTTTTCTTCATTCCTGCCATTCCACCTCCGCGCATCATTGTGGGAGCTTTTTTCATTCGTTTTTTTGCTGCACCCCCACCCATCATTTTTTTAGTTTTTTTCATTACCATTTTTTAATCTCCTAAAAAGGGTTTTTCTGTTTTCGTAAAGTTTTGAGCCATTATAATAATTTTCTGCATAATTATAATACCCTTTTATTCTAAGTGTATTTGATGCTTCTTGCAACTTACTTAGTCGTTGTAAGAAAATCATAGCATACGGAACGTCTATGGTCGAATCAAAGTCAGCCTCCTCTAATAGTTCATTATCGTCATCATCAGGATGAAAACCCATCAAAAACATATCTTTATTGATAAAAATACCGTCCGAAATAGCTTTATTTAATAAATTTAAATACCGATCCATTTCGTTTAAAGGAAGAAAACAAAAATCAATAAGAATCACAACATCTTTTGAATCGTCCCATTGTGAAATTAAAGAAAACAAATCTTGCCAATGGTTTTCATATTTAAAACAAAACCCTACCTTATCATCTAACCATGCTTTTTTAGCAAAAGGACATGGAGGTAAACCATTAAAATGTTCATTAGCAACCTCTAAAGCTGTTTTTGACCATGCTTGCGTTTCAGAAATTATTGATTGTTCTAGTTCAAAACTTGGTAACATAATTACCTCAAAACTGTACTACCGAACCTTTTGTTCTTTTTCGCCTGTTTGACATCACTTGTCCACAGCCTCTTGCAACGGCAGTACCCGACACTTTTTTACCTTTAAAAGGTCTTTTCACACGACCCCCATTAGCTAAATTTGTTACTTTTGACTCTTTGGTATTAGAGACAACAGTTTTTCCTTTAGAACCCTCACGCTTTTTCTTACGAGCGGTAGAAGCCCTCTCTGATTTACTGAGGCTGTTGGCTTTTGCCCTTGGGAGACATCTGTCTGGATTTTTTTTGTCTTTGGATGTCCCACACTTCCCTTTGATCGACCCATCTGTTCCTATCCTTACCCAATCTTGTTTAAGCCACTTTTTAAGTTCGCCCATTATTTTTTACCTTTTGCACCCTTTGCATAGTTAGGGTCTTTACAGTATTTTGAGGCTGCCATGTTTGCATACGCTGACGGGTATGTGTCAAAGGTGCGTTTAGCCCATGCCTTACCCTTTGGGCATATTTTTGATCCCTTACTCTTTGCACTAGCCTTGCCCCCCTTACGCATATAAGTTACTTCTAATTTTGCAGGTTTTGGTCCCGTTCTTACTCTTGAAATTGAATGTCCCATATTTGCCCTCGTAATTGTCATAGAAGTTGTTCTAAACCAGCCGCAAGCACTATCAATACCATAACAGCCCACATACGGTTATCAAGATTTTTTAATTTTTCCTGAATATCCGCATATCTTCTGTTACACTCTCCTTCATGTCTTTCCAGTTGTTTTAAAACGTCTTCTGCTTTCATGCTAACACTTCCATCTCTTCCTAGCTTGTCTTAAACGACTATTCGGGTCTTTAGCAGCTTTCGGAAATTTTTTCATTTGTCCTGCGGAACGAGCACAAAATGACTTCCTACGTTTAGCGTCTTTACTACCTGCTTTTACTTTTCCTGTAACAGCCGTTTTTAATTTCGACCCAGGATTTGCTCTACGGTAAGCAGCCACGCCAGCTTTTGTCATTCCCGCCCCTGACTTAGTGGGACGGAAATTTTTTTTATTACGAGCAGGCATATTATTTTTTTTACGCTCTGCCATAACAAGCCTAAGAAAGAAATATTGTCAACTGATTACTAGAACCAGTGAAAGCATCAATAAACGCACCACTTGTAGCTATGATTCCGTCATCAGGAATGTTTAGATGATGCAATCCTGTGGGAAAAGTCTGTGTAATTAATACTTCCCCCGTTGCGCTTCCGTCTTTTATAGTAAAAGCACCACTGTGAGAGGCAAAGATTACAATCTGACGTATTCTTGATCTATCAGGGCCTACTATAGCCGCGCTACTTCCTTGAGTAAAATTAAAAGCTTTTACTGGACCTGCCATTATTTTCTCCTACTATGCAGTCGGTGAATCAGAGGATATACCGAAGAATTTTAAGGCAACAACTCCGCCTGCACCAGCTGTACCAGAAATCACAAGCTCAACCTCATCCGCTGTTTCGGTTGCTGCAGTAGTTGTTCCACCAGACATACCTAAAACACCATTACAAGGGAAAAATCCTTTGAAACCTGTTGAGTTAATTGCAGCGCTTATCCCATCAACAAACCCATCGGTATCTGCATCAGTTCCTATATCGTTTATGTTAACAGCGTTAGCTGCAGCACTAGTTACAGTAATAGCTACCCCCATTGGAATAAAATTTGATGGAATGCCAATTGAAGATTCTTTATGATCAGTGCCAGAGGCAGCAATTGTAATAGAGGTACTATATGTAGACAAAGTCATCTCATTAGTAAGAGCACCACTTGTGGAGTTCTTAATAATCGTCTTAAAACCGTTTTCTGAACGGACGGGACCGCTGAATGTTGAATTAGCCATGTAAATCTCCTTGTCGTGGCTAGTGTCTGCTTAATTGCAGTCAAGGCTTGAATTACTATACATGAAAAAAGGCCGACTGCAAAGTCGGCCTCTTCTTTCGGAGAAAAGTTTCTTTATGCTCCAGGTGTTGCAAAAACGCTTCTCCAATCGGAGACACCAAAGCTATAACGCTCACGAGCCTTAAAACGCATATTTCCAGTGTCAAAATCACCTTCCATAGCTGTTTTAATGGCAGCACGATTGAACATTTTAAAACCGTTGGGCGCATCTGTCATAATGAAAAATGCATCTGTATCGGTCAAAAAGTGATTTACAACCGCTCCTTCAGGTAACATACCCATATTGCGGATTGCATTTGGGTCATTGTCGGATGTACCAACACGAAGATTTGAATTAAGCACTCTTTCCGCAATAAACTGCAATTCTTTTGGAATAACCAGTTTCATACCACGAATAGCCACTTTCAAACCTCTTTCGTCAGTAATGCCTGCAATATCAATCAACATTTGCTCCAAAGATGTTTCGTTTAAATCCGAAGCTACAGATAAAACGTTGGATTGATTACCAGAAAGAGAAGGGTGTGCCGCTGAACATAAAGCTGCACCGTCACCTATTGGTGAGCCTGTGCTAAAAGCATTGTTTAAAATAGACGCTGCTTTTATTTGCTTTGTTTGTGCCATTGAACGAGCAAGAGCTTTCGTATAACGAGAAGCTAAACGGTCGTACAAATTATCTTCTATAGCTTCTTCTGTTATTGAAAAAGCCAAAGCGATAGTTTCATGCGTGTATCGAGCAGTATATGTCTCTTGTGCGTCATCAAACTGAATTGCTCCACCTTCTGATTTAACAGGGGCTGTTGAAAACCCGCCAAGCATTACTTCTTCTTCAAAAGCACGATCAGAAGCTTCTTCTGAAAAAATTTCAGAATGCTCATTTTCGTACCTGTCGTATTCCAGACCGAACAGTGCGTTCAAACCTGGTTCTAGCTCTTTAGCTAGTTGTGCTCTAGAAATAGCCATTTACTAGACTCCTTATATACCAGTTGACAACGATGTGGTCTGTGAAGCCGAAGCTGCAACAGGCGCATTGTGATGAAAATTAAACCGAACAATAAAGTTTACTCCAGCAGAAGCATACTCAAGATTTGCTACGTCTGTAGTAATTCCTTGTATTCTCATTAACAAAGTAGCTGTAGTAGCAGCTGTTGAGATATCAAGTTGTGCGGTTGAACGACCAGTGGATGTTGATCCAGAGGTTGCTGTTGCTAAGGATGCGTTAGCAAAAATGTCAGCAAGTGCTGTTGCGCGATCTGTGACAGTTTCATCTGCTGCTACCATAAACAACTGATTAGGGTTATCAGCTACTAAAGCCTTTACAGGAAAATTAGTATCCACGCTGACATTATTGGAACCAGGCCAATAATTTTTGAAGACAGTCTTCTTTGAAGAGCTATCTACATATTCTACACCCATAAAGACACCCAATGCAGGTACTGTACCACCGTTTGCGTTTCCAACAATATCAATAAACCCTGTAGCTAAAGGAATTACAGGAGAGTATTGAAAAATCGCATTTGTATTATCAGTTGCGATTTCATATTGAGTCACACCAGTAGTATTTGCACCTGCACCGTTAAGTCCGATTGGGCGTAAACCAAAAGAAGTATCTTGGTTTGCCATTTTTTACTCCAATCATTGGTTCTGTTTAGAACCACCAAAGGTTACACGAGATTGACGATCAGGTTTATTGATCGTCATGGTAGAGTGAGAATTTTCTCGCATCATATCATGGTCAACTGCATTCATTTGGTCTTGAGTTCTTTGATTAAAATACTCAGTTCTTTCTTCAACAGTCTCTAATGGTATTCTGGCGAGAACTAATCCGCCAACTCCAAACACACCAGCATATTTACCTGAATCAACTACTGGGGCCTCAAAATCTGGATATTCATCTGATCTGACAAGTTCGTATCCTTCGCGTAGACGAGCAGATATATTTTTTCTGTCATCAAATCCACGAACTTCGGCTCTGATCCAACGATGTTTAAATCCTTGTGGCGCAGGTGGTGCGTCTAGCATAGACGGGGGAGTCCAAGGTCTTCGTCTTGTCTCTTTCTCCCTTGTCTTACTAGCACGAGAGTCACGACTAACATCTGATACTTCGGTCTTTGTTACTTCAATTTCAGCCATTTTTCGCTACTCCTTAACGTACTTAGCATATTCCTCAAGTGGCACACCTAATTTCTTAGCCATAGCTACCTGAGAGGTGGTCAATCTGACCGTGGTTTTGCGTCCAGAGTTTGCAGTCCTTGATGCTGAAGCAACCGTCTGAACGGGTTTAGATTGCCTCTGACTGTTTGTGCCAAGCTTTGTTGGAAAAGTTTCCACAAGTTGCTTGTCTAATTCATTATAGTACTCATCTGTCCTTGGGTCAAATCCTTCTGACTCGACTAATTTTTTGTGTATCCCAAAAGCAGCATATGTCATAGCCTCATCTGTCCCAAACCATTCGTTTTTCTGCGCCCATGCTTCTGCTTTAGGGTCTGGTTTTTGTTTAGGAGTAGCTGTTTGTGGCTGTGACTGTGGTTGTGACACAGTTTCTTGAGGTTGAGAACTTTCCTCTCTATCAATTTTAACTTTAGCCTGTGTCGCTCTTTCCTTTGCAACCATCAAACTAGCTATTTTTTCTTGAGCATCAACAACTGCATCCGTATCGCCAATAGACATTGCTTTTCTTAAAGTTTCTTTCACAGAGGCAATATCACTATCAACACGTTGACCATATTCAGAGACATAATCTTTGTCTAAACCAGTTAATTTAACTTTAAGATCATCATTTTCTGCCATTTTTGCTTGAGCAAAAGCAATTGCATCTTGTTCTCTACGCTCTGCCTCACGCATTTTTTTTGTAAGTCTATCAATTCTTTGTTTTGAATCACTTACGTGTTGACGTTGCTCTGTTTCTGGGCTTTCAACCGAAACCTCCGTAGATTCCACGCGAGGTTCTTCTTTGAATAAATCTTCTTGTTGAACCTCTACTTCAACCTCTTGTGTTTCTTCTTCTTTTTGTAAATTATTCATTTAATCCTCATATGCTGATAACATCTTCAGGGTCTAATATAGTAGCAAGAATCTCATCATCGTTAAGTATTCTCACTTCTCCACCTTCAATTTTAAATCTTGATCCTGCATATCTTGCAAACATAATCCAATCACCCTCTTTACACCAAGAACCTGTTGGAAACTTTTTTTCATCTTGATAAGCAAGAGATCCGACTTTTAAAACATAACCAACTGTCGTAGATATTTCGTTTGTTTCAATCACTTGATCTGGAATATATACTCCTCCAGAAGTCTTTGACTTTCCTTTATAAGGCAAAACAACGATTCTCCAACCTGTCGGTGAAGGTATTCTTTCTTTTAAAGATTTATCAATGAGTGTTGGGTCTAATACCCTTGATTTGGGATCTACCCAAGGCGTAGACGGAGCTTCCGTCTTTTCTGCGGTAGCAACTTTATTCATCTTCTAACTCCTGTTTATTTAGCAGGCTCTTGAGTTCCTGTTCTAAAAATTCTAGACCCTCGATGTTACCCATCAAATGCCTGTAATGTAGCATATCTTTAACCCCGTTTGAGATAAGTAATTCAGATATCTGATTTCTCTTATCATTTATGAGTTTTAAGATATGATTAGTAATTAAAATGCCGTCCATATATTAGAATATATTGTAACACCTTTATATATGCAATCCCTATTTTGTTAAGCCTTTGAACTTTTCAAAGCTGCGCAAGCCACCAAGACCCAGCATTCCAAGCAAAATCGTACTCAACGTTTCCATATCAAAAGAAGGTAGTTCAGGAACTTCGACACCAAAGAGCGCAGTTGCGAACAGAATAAAGGGAACAATAATAAAGTGGTACGCAAGCGCGAAAGAAGTGACCCATCCTGTAAATGGCCGCCATCCAGCAACAAAAATTGATCTGTGGGTAGCTTCTGCTTTATTAACTTCGATTTGGGCGAGGGACGCTTCGTGCGCTTGTTTCGTGGCGAGGGTGGCGATTTCGTGGGCGAGGGCATTCTTCTGATCTTTGTCTTCAATAAATTTATCTAGTAATCCTGTCACTGGACCTATTAATGCTTGTAACATATCAATATACCTTTACAGCTTCAATGTTTACATACTTTGGCAGGCAATATGCAGTGATTGTCTCGCCCTGTTTATGCAATTCTCTAGCAAAATATGTACACTCATGTAGGTTTCTAAAATACATATCATTACTTTCTAACTTCTTATTAGGCTCTATGCCCGTAAATACAAACAATAAGAACAAATGTTCAAACATTCGTTATGCAACTTGAACAATACCAAGTCTCCCCATCATCTTTAGAAAAGCCTGACGTTTTATTTCCACAAGCCTTGCATTCTGTGGACTGATATATCTTGTATTCCTTTGCCCATCGAATATCATGCCTTTTAAACTTCCGCTTCCCATATCTTCTTACGTTTTTTTCGGCCATACAGATACAGCCATGTAGGCTCCCACAATGCCTCCACCTGTTAAATATAACAAATTAGAGAGATCTGTAAGAAGTTTTACCCTTTCATCTGTAACAAAAGGCATAAACATTAACAATGTATATAATGCCATAAAGCACAAAACCGCTGTAGCCATACGCCTTTGCGCTGTCATCTTACGAAGTTCGGCTGCTTCTTGTTTCTCGGCCGCCTCTATTTCGTGTAACTTTTCTGCTGCTAATAATTCATCGTCATCCACGATGCCATCCCCATCTAGATCATATTTATTATACTCAGAGCCTTTTTCTAATTTTTTTTGTATCAAAAGCTCCCCCTATTAGAAATTAACCAAGCTAAACCAATTAGAAATAAACCCCCAATTGTCGTGAACAATATAATTGCTACAACTTCCATGAAATGTTTACGGGCTTCTCTTTGTGCGTAAAGAGTTTCTTGCCTTTGCTTACGAATACTACTTTCCATTTTAATTAACTCTTGCCATGCGTTTGGTCCAAGCATACCGCTAATTAATTTGCGTAACTCATCCCGCTGGTTCTGAAGTTGCTTCTTTTGCGTAAATAGTTCTATTGCTTCTTGTTCAACAGATTTTGAATTAAAGATTTTTTTGAATATGGGAGGATTTTTAGCCTCGTGATGAGCGCGGTCTATGTCAGACACCGCAGACATCCACTGTGACAAAGAATTTCCCATCGACTCCAGCTCGCGGCCTATACTTACACCTTTTTTTAGTGCATTAAAAGCGGAGCCTGCCAGCGCCATCGCAGAAATAGGATCGACCATGAACCTTTCCCCAGATTAAAAGGTTAAACTCCTAGGAATTTACCGCCCTTTTTCGCTGCACCCATACCTCTGGCGGTCATTACTTTTAAATCACCGACAGGAACCTTTACATCCTGTATACCCTTTGACTGTTCGGGTTTTGGGGCTTTTTTGGGGGTATTTGTAACTATTTTTACCATAGACATCCTAATTTCTCCTTTGCATTATGGCTCGTTGTCTAGCTGCTTCCATTTTTTCTCTAGCTATTTGTTCCTGACTAGCAAGCCTTTCATCAAATTGTCTTGATTTATCCATCTGTTGAGCCTGTTTCAAAGATAGTTCAGCCTGTTCAGCCTCAACATCGTTCTGTTCTTTCAATGCTTCAAGCTGTAACTCTTGCTGTTTTAAACCAACAACAGGATCTTTTTCGCCCTGACCACTTAATTGCCTTGAAAGAGCTTGAACCGCTTGCATACCTTCTGCCATAAATTGTGCCGAAATACCATCCAGTTGTACTTGTTGTTGTTGCGATACATTCTGTGTTTGAATTCCCATTTCCTGTACAGCTTTTTCCCTCGCTTCAAGCTGAACGTGTTGCATAACGTGTTTTTGTAAAGCCACTGCCAAAACTGGCGAAGCTCCAACGAGAGGGTTTCCACCAAATACAAGATGCGAAAGTATATGAGCTTGGTGGTTTTGCATAGGGAAGGCAAAAAGGTTTTTCTGATCCAATACATCTATATTCTCTTGTGCAGGGTCTTTTGGGATTGGTTGTTCTTGAGGCGGTGATTTCAAATATTTATCGACATTTTTTACACCTAATGCTTCATACATATCACGATACACTTCATACATATTGTGCATCTGTGGAGCTTGGGCTGCTAATTGTAATTGGGTTTGAGCCAAAGCAATACGTTGAGCCTGACTAAATACATTAGGATTAGAAACAGGTACAATATCTACCCTATTGTCAAAGTCCTGTGCTTTTACTGCAGCATCAACTCCCTCTAACTCGTATGGATAAATAGGTGGTAGACTCTCACCCATTACACGAGCCAAGATTTTAAACTCTATCCGCATTGCATAGTGCAATCTCTTATGTACTGCACTCATTACTCGTGAGCCTTGTTCCATAAGAGCTATGGTTGTGCCAACAGCTGCTTGCTGATTTCCATCACCAACTTTCATATCTGTGATTGTGGCAAACCTTCGCCCTGCATCTACTACAAAACCAAGTAACTGAAATAAAGTACCATCAGGTCCTTTGAATGGGAGAGGCATAAGGCTATCTCTAATAGCCCCACCAGGTGCGTCTACATCTCTGAATTCACCTGGCTGAAGAGGATCGTCATCATCTCTAATACGAAGTCCACGAGCTTTAAAGCCCGCTGGGAGGTTGGACAACGTACCTGCGTCAATCAACTGCCTCAGTGCCGCGGTGGCTGAACGAGACAAGCCACCTATAGTGTGGATTAAACCTAATCCGTAAAAGCCAAACCCAGGTAAAAACTTATAATGCACAAAGTATTGTACCTTTCTTTTATCAGGGTCATCTTCTTTATAATTTCTACGTATGGCTAGTATTTGACCGTTATCTTGACTAATCGTAACCACATACGGTAACTTAATTCCCGTATTTTCTCCGTCTTCGCCCGTGTCTTCATAACCTTCTAAATCTAAATCTACATGACACTCTATTAAAGTAGCATCATAATCAATGTTTGATGGCTCAATGCCCCTGATTTTATCAAGCTCACTTGTAAGGTCATCATCCTCACCCTGTTGAGGCAGAACAGGAATATCTAAATAAAACCCAGAGAGTTGCTTCTTACGCAACTCGTTTAGATTTATACGCACAACATGGCTAATATTAGGACAAGTCTCCAAATCAGTTGTTTCGTAAGGAACAACCAAATTCTCAGCAGGAATAAACTTACTTACTGCTCTGCCAATAGAATCATCAAAATAAATTTTCTTAAAGGTACTTCCAGCTAACGGTAAATAGAAAAGCATCTGATCCATCTCTGGCGTATACTCTTCCATCTCATTAGTAATGTAATAGTTCATAAACTCTTTTACACGTTGAGCTTGGTCTTCCTTCTCCTTTGTCTGGCTTCCGACAATAGAGGTTCGCACGGGACCGCCAGCAGGCAACAATTCATTAAATGCTTGCGCCTGAAATTGCACCGCAGCCTCAGCAAGTAACGGGTGAGTGACCCCAGAAGCCCCCCTGAAGGGTTCGGTTCTCTCGGAATAGTTGAAACCAAGTAATTCCAAACCATTAGCGTATGCATCCTCCCAATCCTGTCTACTTGCCTTATTAGAATTAAACTCTGATAAAAGGTCACTGGCTATCGAACCAAGGACTCTATCATCAAGAACCTCTGCAAGATTATCATAAAATCCTGTTTCTTGCTCAACCCTAGATGACATTGCAAAATCAACTATTGCACCACCATCATCCTCAAACTCTATACCTATGTCATCGCCTCGCGCAGACATATCTAAAGATCCGGGTAAATTAATCTCAATCTCAGCTGCAATCTCTTGCTCATCTATTTGAGGGTTTACATTCTCAATTAGACTTATAGGTGGTTTTGCCATTACGTTTTTCCCAGTTGTTTTTTTTAGTATAACACAATAAATTCATTATTGCATATAGGGGATGTATTCAGCTATGCCCTTCTTTAAATTCTGCTTTGGCCTATCTTCTACGTTAATTACATCCGTAAATCTCATTGCAAACTCTCTAGCCTGATCTTTTGTATCAAACTCCAGAAACTCGCCCGTGTTAAAAGCCTTATTAATCGCCATGTCTGGTGAGAATTTCGTGAGCACAGGACCAACAGGACTATCTACAGGAAATACAGTGGGTGCAACAAAAAACCGACCATCTATCGTAAAGTTCATCAACTGAACCATTGCATTGTCTTGCGTCATTGGAGACTTGGGGTCCATGATCCGAGATACGAAGTTCGGGGACACCGCGCCACCGTCTTGCATCTTTTTAATATTAAAAAATTCTGAATATTCATTTATAAACTGTTGTCGTGCTTTACGCTCCGCAGCCTCAAAGGCTTCTGGGTTATCTCTGAAATCAAAAGGATTTAAAACTGTTTTTCCTTCTGAAAAAAATTCATCAGGGTCGATCTTACCTTTTGATACCGTTGAAAGAATTTCTGATGCACGAAGACTTCTAACATCAAGGGGGCTTTCATTTGCTGAAAAGAAATTTGGTTTTAACTCACTGACATCTACTATTATTTCATCTTGTAAGTTTAAAAGATTTTTTGAATGTTGAGCAGGGTTTGTTACTTTTTTCAGCCCTGATATTTCATTTTGACCAATACCTTTTGCTTTTACAGCCTTGTTAACGCTTTTTTCAATTTGATTACTGAAAGCAGGAAGGTATCCTGCAACTTTGTCTCTTGGAACATCATAACGAACAATTCTTTGTGTAGTATCTGTAAAAACAGGGTTAGTTTTGTCCATAAAATCTATATTTGTTTTTAATTTTTTAGGATCTAAAGTTGCCGAAACCAACCCCTCTGGTAAAAATTCAGAAACGTCCTCTCCACCTTTTAACATAACAAACCTATATACTGGAACAGTATCGCCATACCCTAAATTGTCTAAAGCTTGATTGCTTAAAGCAACAGCATTAGGATCATTTTTAAGCCTATTTGCCACTTCTTGACGAGGCACTTTGGTTTGATCAATCGTCCACGCTGTAATTAATTCAGGTAATGAAAAATCTGAAAATTTTTCTTCGGTAACTAGTTTCACACTTTTTTGGAGCAAATTGTTTTTTTCATTCAACGGCAAGTTAGGGTCACCGTCAATGTCAAGCAATCCACGTTCAATAAACTCAGAAGCTAGATTATTTTCTAAAAGAATACTTTCTGGGTCTATTCCCATTAATCTCTGCCTGAAATACTCAGGGTCAATTTCCCTTAAAAACTTATTCGCGGACTGAGGATCACTAAATTCCCTAGACGCATCAGGGTCTGTTATAAAATCAAATCTTTCTGATACAAGCCTTGCTTCAACCTCTCCAAACATTTGCTCGTATATTTTAAAAGCAAGAAATTCATCCATAAACCCTTTAGATTTTGGATATTCTTCCTGAACCATATCTAATATTTCATCAAATTTTCCCTGTATTAGCTTTGGACTACTACCTTCTGGAAAGTTTTCTATATGTTGAATAGCGTGTTGTACTTCATGCATAAGATTAGACTGAAACATTATGGGATTTGGAGTATTGCCCATCGCTATGGTATACTCTCCATCTAAACCATTTTCCGCGAAAGCTGCTTGATCTTGTACATGATCTACAAAATTATTACGAGCATCTAAAGGCTTTAGACGAACAATATGTACATTTCTTAATTTAGGATACTCCTCAAATAGCTCTGGAAAATCCAAAATGTCTTCTAACTTCACTCGATTAGATCGTATAAATTTTCCCCCTCCAACATTCAAACTTTCTACAAAAGGATTTCCCATAGGATTGTCGGCTATTATGTAAGGAGTGTCTGGTTTTAACCCAAACCCTTCGCTTGACGCATGAAGGAACTCCCCGTTGTCACTATTTTGAAAAGCTTGTACACTTCCTTTTGTTCCTTTTTCTGAATCCATTTTAGCAATCATTGAATTGGCTACATCGGGTCCAAGTTTGTCGTTATCGCTTATATTCTTGTACATATTCAATAAAAGTTCTGGGTCTTTTTTAAAATCACTTTCCTCAAGACTCTCGTTTTCAACGATCTTATTCTTGTTAATCAATGCTGTATTATATGTTGGCATTTCAAAACGAAACATCTCTGGTGAAAATTCACGAATATCTTCAGGAGAAAGACGATTAAAAGAACTTGCAAGTCTTGGGTCAAAGTAAACCCCTAACTCCTCAAATAATTCTTCAGGCGTAATGTCTGGATTTTCCGACACCATCTCAATGGCTTTGTCGTACTTCTCCTGACCCGACTTACTGCGAAGACCACCCATGTTTCCTAATACAGTGCCAGATTTATCCGAAATTCTCGCTATCGAAGCAGCTGTTCCAGCTCCCTGTAACAACGGAACTGCAAAGGGGTCATATCTGTCTATCTCGCCCGTCTCTGGATTAAAAGCCTCTCCCCCAGACATACCTGTGCGTAACTGACGTTCAGGAAAAGCCTTAACCTCATCTGCTACAGCCGAAGCAATACCCCCAGCCGTACCCGTAGGATCTGCAATTAAATTTCTAAAAAAATCAATACCTCCTGATACTATAGCAGGAGAAGTCAAACCCTTATATTCATACTCCCCTGGCTGCTGACGATAATACAAAGAACCATCTACCTCCCCTGTGGCAACACTAGGCTCTTTCTTAACGTCATACTCAAAGGGTAAAAAAGGACTTAAAAGTTGAGACATGATGCCCATGTTCTCAACTCCAGCTATGCCCTTAACTGTTTTTTCAGCCATAATACACGCGAACCTTGCTGTACGTCTCTTCGTCTGGGTCCCAATCATCGTCTGGCAACGTCACAAAATTACCCTGACGATACCGCATCAAAGCTTGGGTCATACTATCTACTAAGTCATCATACTCTCCATTTGGAAAAGCTGCAACCTCCTCAATCATCTCATCTGCAAACAACTTGTCAGGACACCAAACCATCCCAGCCTCAAATAATGGCGATACCGAATGAACCCTCGACACCTTGTCATTACCCCGACTTGGCGTAAAATTCACAACAGGTATGCCCATGTTCCGTAGTTCGTGAGTCAAGGGCGTTCCAGAAGCTTTCGCCTCTATCACCACCGTATCAGGGTCCCAATACGTCCACTCATCATACGCAACCTTCTTCAACTCAGGAAAATCCCATCTACCCTTCTTGCTATCTAACAAAATAATCGCAGGCCGTGGACTGTTAGCCGAAGGACGAAATACACCCCATGTCGTTATCGCACTGTAATCAGAGGTCGTGCTCTTCGAAAATGCCGTATCATAACTCTGAATGACATACTCTAACTCTGGTATATCCTCCTCCTCCCAACGCTTCCACCACTCTCGTGGAATAATCGCATTATCATCCCCCGTAGGGTTTTGCTGATACTGAGCATTCCACTTACTAGGGGGTATCGATGCCTGTACCTTCTCCAAATCATCTATAGGCCAAAACTCAGGCCAACACGAATTGCCACTCGGCATGACCGCAGGTAACTCAACCACCTCCCATTGATCCGCCCTCTCATCCTTCATCATCTGACGCTGTAACTGACCCGTTAAATCCTTCTCCGACCACCGCGTCATAACCAGAATAATAGAACCACCAGGTTGCAATCTCTGTCTTGGGCCACCCGTGTACCAATCCCAATCATTGTCAAACCCACTAGCCGACATCGCAGTCTGCTCCGAATGCGGATCATCAATGATAATCAAATC